AAAATCCAATATAAATTTGTAGGTCTTTGCGTGCTCTCTTCCTGTGTCTGTGAATACAACATAATCCGTTTCAGGATTATATTCAAGTATGGTCATTAAGGCACTTGATTTACCACCAGAATAGTTGATTATTCGTTTCATTAAAATAATTGTAATTGTGATGAATATTGTCCAGAAAAATATTCTCTCATAGCAAATTTTCAAGCATTAACTTTTCTCTAGAAAGCTCATTTATACGGCCCTCGATTTCCTTTTGGTGGTTTTCCTGTATTTCTGCGATCTGGTCAGTTTTGCGGTCAATCTCTGACTGTATTTCTTTACGGATCTGCTTGGTAAGTAGGTGGCATATTCTCATTTGCTCGTAGTAATTGAAAGACTCAATAGATTCTGAAATATTGAGGACTTCTTTTTGAAGGATTTCGTCGTCTTTTTCTGCCATGGCTTAAAATTCTGGCATGTCAAATCCTTCTGCAGGATTAAAATTGGTTTCTGCTTCTGCCACTTGTGGTGTGGTGGCTTTTGATCTTCTGAGTCGTTCCATAAATGGAGTTAAGGAAGCCTTGAAAAATTCTAGTTCTGCGGTTTTGTCAAAACCACCGTTTGGAAGTTTTACCCATTCAGGTTTTCCATTTGGGCTATTCTTGGTGTAGTAGTTGGCTACTCGCAGACCGTTTTGTTTTACCATTATTGCGTCAAATCCGCTATCACCTTTGTACGCGATGATTTCCACTTGATTTTTTACGTCAATGAGTGGCAAACAGTTGAAAATATTGGAAGCGGTGGACCATGCGGCATTCATTGAGATAAAATACTGTTCTTCACCGTTTTCTATCATCATCTTGAGTGCTTCATACTCTGTGAAATCTTGCTCACCAGTTGGTGTTACTTTTTTGACACCTACATACTCAATCATTCCTATTATGGATCTAAAGACTTGGATGGTCTTGTCATCCTTTCTGTAATTCCATTGGCTATTTTTTACATAAAGGGAGAACTGTTTTTTTAATGGTACTAATCCTGACATTATTCTGTTTTTATTTTGTTACGATAATATTCCCTTACCCTATCCGGAGCATTCCCGGTATAAAGGGATTTTCCTTCTTTTTCTACTTGATTTGCGATGTATTCCAAATATGGAAGTGGTATGTCTTTCATCATTTTACCTTTGTGCTCGCCAAAAGTCATGATGGAAGTGTCTGTAAGTGGCTCGCACAATCCAAAATAGTTTTTGGAATGGAGGGCCGCCGCTGTGGAACCATGTCGGCGGCCCTTATCCGTTTGGATACTGTGTTTATCTTTCATGGTCTACTAATGAGCCGTCGCCGTAGCCGTAGCCGTCGCCGGAGCCGGAGCCGGAGCCGTAGCCGTAGCCGGAGCCGTAGCCGGAGCCGGAGCCGTAGCCGTAGCCGTAGCCGGAGCCGTCGCCGTCGCCGTAGCCGTAGCCGGAGCCGTAGCCGTAGCCGGAGCCGTCGCCGTAGCCGTAGCCGTCGCCGTCGCCGTCGCCGGAGCCGTCGCCGGAGCCGGAGCCGTAGCCGGAGCCGGAGCCGGAGCCGTAGCCGTAGCCGGAGCCGTAGCCGTAGCCGGAGCCGGAGCCGTTTATTCCAAATGCTCTACTTATCCAATCATTAGATAGATCTGCATCTGATATTTTGAGCTCTGTGACTAAAATTTCATTTTCTATCATATAATCACGAACACCAGAAGCACAAGCTCCTACCATATGTAGATCATCAATAGAAATTTTTCCTTTTACAGAGCTTTCCATGATTGTTCTGCTTCTGGTGAACACATTGTTACGGAAGTAATGCCATGGATTATCATTTTACCACCAGCTTTTGCGCCAATACGACACTGATCATTTGGACCATCGGAGCTAAGTCCTATAAATCCTTTAGTGATTGATGACCAGTAAATAACATTCCTTGCATTTACAACCTCAATCGATGCTTTGTTTTGAAAATCCTTTTCATCAATTTCTCCATAAAATACTCCTTTGTATTCTGTGGTGATGATTACACTAATTTTTTTCATTTTTTTGATATTGATTTGATTTATAAATTATTTCATTTCTTCATTTTGCTGTCTGAGAATGCTACCAAGACAAAAAGCGTAATTGTAAATATGATCATGCGTTGGGGGTTTAGTATGGTGCTATATCCATCGGTAAATCCAATGGCGAAAAGATCAAACTGTACAATACTGCCAGTATTCCTAGCATACCAATGAAAATAAATATCATGGCAATTCTTTCTGATTCTGGTTTATTTTCCATCTGTATTTTGTTTAAACTGCCAATGATCTAAAACCTCTTTGCTCAAACATATCTGCATACTCAGGCCAATTTTTGGCTATCAATGCGCTGTACAATGAGGTGTAGGCATCGTTTATCTTGAACTCATGTTCTCCTTTGATTTCTAGACTCACGTCCCACCTGAGATAACCAATGATGGTTTTGATAGATACCTTTGGTATTCCTTTTTCATGGGCTCTATCTAGTTGCTCCAGGATCTTTTGTAGGATCTGTGGGTTCTCTTTGTGGAAAGTGATGAAGCTGGTGTACCAAAAGTGTTTGGTGACGTGGCTGTCAATGAGTTCTTGTTTTATTTTTCTTACTGCCATATTAATTAAGATTTATTGGTATCATGTGTTCTCTTTTCTCATAGAGAAATAAAATAAATATCATGTGATCATCTTCTAGATGACGGAGAATTTCTACTTGCTCTAGTTCTTCAAATTTCTCAAGGGTTGTGGGGGATTTCCAGATGATCATAGTGTGGTTGTTGTTTTGCTTTGTTTCAAAAAAATGACGGCAAAGCCTAGCAGTCTTGGTTTAAAGACTTTGCCGTCGGGTCGTTAAATAAAAAAAGGTCTATAAAAATCAACTACTGGTTGGAGCAGTTGCGAAAGTTTCAAAAAAACAGTGCCGTCGCACATCTTCCTGGTCAGGAAAACGTCTCAAACCAACTACCCTATTTTGCTTTTCAAGACTAGGACAGACTTGTGGTCTATCTTGCCCTTGTCTTTCTTTTCTAAAAAATACCGCACTCCATTCACTACTCTGCCCGATCTGGTCCATAGATCAATGGCAGCAGCAGAACAGCCCAATATCTCCGCAGCTTGGTCCCTTGTGATCTCTGTGGGAGAAACCTTGATGGATTCTTCCAGGAGCTTCTCAATTCTATCTAGCTGTGTCACATTTTCTACCATATATCATATATTTTATATCGATGAAACAAATGTAATACATCTTATGTATTAAAACAAATAAAAATGTAAATTTATTTTCATGTATAATAAATTTTATGTATTGATTTGACCTAATTTTGATTTAATCTAAATTGTCAGTATCTTAATACTAGAACAAAGAGGTCTAGAGAGTGAATAAAATTGATTTATTACGTAAATATATTGAAAAACAAGGAATTAGCTTAAATTCGTTGGCTAAAAAGATGGGAACAACACAACCAACTTTATGGCGAAACCTTAATAAAAAGAGTAAAACGACTCTTGAAATGTTTGACGAAATACTATTCGCATTAGGTATAAAAGAAAGTGATTTGTATGATAATTTTATAGGAAATAAAGATGAATATTATACAAATGACGAATTATCCGTCACGAATGCTAAAGAAGATACATTAGAATACAATGTAAAATCTGAAAAAACAAATAATAAGGACAAAACTATTTTGGAGCAAGCAGAAGCATTAAAATTGGTAAATGAACACGTGGGTAAACTCTTGGACGCAGCAAGCTAATGACCATTGTTCAGCCATTGCCCTCGCTATGCCTTCAAATGTTTTGCTGCTTTCTTTTTGGGTTATGTTTACAAATAAAAGTGACGAGTGTAGTCAAGTTCTAGGAACGCTTCCCACTAAATAAACAAAAGAAACAATTTAGCACCCATGGCACTACCCATATTTGCCCTATGGGTGTTTTTGATTTCTTTAAAAATAATTCGCTTGTAAAATCAAGTGCTCCGGCTAACTTTGAAGCACGCGCTCACAAAATGGGCAGTGATGCATTTGGGGTGAATCTGCTGAGCGAAACCACAAGCGTAAAGAGTGAGCAGGGAGTGATGGCCATCGCTACGGCCTATCGCTGCATGTCTGTCGTTGCCAATACAGTAGCTATGCTGCAGGGTGACATTTACAAAGACAGGACCAAAAACAATTCCCACCAACAGTATGAATTATGGTTTAAGAAACCAAACGATCTAGTCAACGCATTCAAATTTAAAAATCAACTTACGCTAAATCTTCAAAACCTTGGCAATGGCTTTGCTGTGGCCAAAAGGGAGCGTGGAATCATTGTAGCTTATCAGATCAGGAGAAATCTTGAAACGATCATTCATGAGGGTGAGCGATACTATTTTGATCGCAAATATGATGAAGTGTACTACAATGAAGATGTGATCCATCTTGCAGATATAGGCGTCAATGAGTTTACTGGCTTGTCCAGGATAAAACAACATGCGCAGCTATTTGGTAAAACAAAAGCTGCATTGGACTATGTAAATGCGATGTACTCCAATAAGATGTTTCTCGGTGGTGCGATACAATACCCTGAGAGTGTGACAATGACCAAAGAGAAAAGCGACGCCATCAGAGAGATGACGCAGCAAGTCTACGGAGGTATTGAAAAATCAGGAAAGTTATTTACAATTGATCAAGGTGGTCAGCTCAAGCAGTTTGACAACTCCATGCCGCTTTCTGATGCAGAATACATCTTGAGTGAAAGACTTACCAATGAGGACATGTGCAGGGTCTACGGTGTGCCACCATTCAAAGTATTTGAATACAACAAGATGTCTGGTGAATCGATGGAAGCTGCCAAGATAGAATTTGCAGAATCTACCATCATGCCTATTGTCACTCAATTGGAGCAGGAGATCAATAACAAAGCATTCGTAGAGAAAAACACAACCATCAAGTTTAATCTCAAATCTCTTTTGAGAGCTGATATAAAGAGCCAAGCAGAATATTGGTCCAAGATGACTGCTATTGGCAAATACACCATCAATGAGCTCAGAGCTCTGGATGATGATGATCCTGTGGTAGGTGGTGACAAACCATTGATCCAGGCTAACAACTATTTCCCTCTTGATAGGCTGGATGAATATGCAGATGCTATGATCCAGGAGAAGCTATCTAGGGCAAGGAAATTGGACGCGGATGCTGACGCGGTTGATAATCCAGCGAATCCATCAATATAAACAATTGAAACAAAAGTAGAACTGAGGTTGCAAGTTCTTTGCAATCAATGGAAAAGAACATTCTCATAGCACAGGAACGCGCATTGCTTTTGGAAAGAAGTGATGAAAATACTGATGTGTTTGTCATATCTGATGAATCGGTAGACAACCACGGTACTTCATTTGAGGTAGGTGGTTGGGATCTCAGCTATTCTAAGAGAAATGGAGTGGTTACTTATGGTCACCCCGATCTTGATAGCACAGATGACACACTATACATCGGTAAAAGCGAAGTGTACATTGAAGATGGCAAGCTCAAAGCAAAAGTAGAATACAATCAAGACAACCCCAGGGCTTTGAGGATCCAGAAAGCTGTAAAGAATGGATTTATAAAGATGGCTTCCATTCGTGCTTATATCCATGATGCAAAGTGGGGCGAACCCGGTACAGATAAGGCAGATGTATTGATTTACACAAGACAATCTCTATTTGATTGGGGCATTGTACCACATGGGAGCAATCAGAATGCCTATGCTCAAAGATCTGCTATCGCTGAGAAGCTCGGCATAGCTAGGACCATAGACCCACCAACAGACACACCAACACCACTACCAACAGAAGAAGAAATTGAAAAACCTGAGCCAATAGATATGTCTGAGGAAGTATCAAGAATAGGGAAAGCGATTTTAAAAATTAAGAAAATTAAAAAGTAAACGATGAAAGAGTTGGTTGAAAGACTTGATGTTGTTGGCAAAAGGCTAGAGGAGCTTGAGCCAAAGGCGGTAAATGGCACCCTTACGCCAGAAGAAGGGGCGGAGGTTGCGAGGCTGACAGATGAAGCGGACCAACTCGAAATTCAATTCAAAGCAATTGATAGGTTGAAATCTCGTAAAGCTGATAAAGCGAAAGCTGCAGCTAAAGCAACACCTGAGGAAAAACTTTCTGAAAGGTTTTCTTTGTTTAAGGCTGTAAGGAGCTTGGTATCAAACAAAGACTTTAGTGGAGCAGAAGCAGAGGTACACGCTGAGGGCTTGAAAGAAGCGAGAGCTTCACAAGTGGCCGTAGAAGGTTTTGCACTTCCAGCATTCACAAACAGGCATTTGCAAAAAAGAACTACGCTTGATGCAGCAACAGCAGCAACAGCGGCAAACTTGATTGCAACTGAGCTTTACGACATGGTCCCAGCATTAGCACCTCAATTGATGCTTAGCATGATGGGTGCACAGGTCTGGACTGGTCTTGTGGGTGATGTAGATGTACCTGCGGGTGATGGAATCTCTACTGCCACTTTCAATACTGAAACTGGTACGCTTGATGAAACCAACCCTACAACTAAATTGCTTTCTTTGAGACCTAAGAGATTGGGTGCTTGGACTGCAATGACTTTGCAAATGCTCAACCAGTCTAGTATTGATTTGGAAAACTATGTCATAACTGACTTAGTAGGTGCAGAGGCAAGAAAAGTGGAAGGTGTTGCCATCCTTGGTGGTGCAACAAACGAACCTACAGGTATCTTGGGAATGTCTGGAACAAACACGGTAGCGATTGGCACAAACGGTGGCGTGATTACCAGAGCGCATTTATTGGCCATGGAATCTGCAATTGCTATCGCAAACGCTGATGATCAAACAATGGCATTCCTTACCACTCCAGGAGTGAAAGGATATTTGAAGAATTTGCTTTCTGCTGCTGCTGTTGGTCCTTTTGTATGGACTGATGACAACACTATCATTGGTTACAATGCATACAAATCAAACCTAGTGCCTAAGACTTTGGTCAAAGGTTCTTCCGGTGCGAATTGTCATGCGGTAATCTTCGGTGATATGAGTAAATTGATCATTGGAAACTGGGGTGTAAGAGACTTGACAGTAGATAACATCACTTTGAAAAAAGCTGGTAAGATTGAAGTGGTAATGAATAGCTTCTGGGATGTTGGAGCGGTTCACCCTGCTGCATTCTCTGTTATCAAAGATGCGCTTTTAGCATAATGAAATAATTGATTGGTAAACATTTGGTGGATAGGTTGGATTGTAGCGATCCAACCTATTTTTATTAATAACAAAAAGTAAATTATGTCAACTGATAAAAAAGTAGAAACTAAAGAGGAAAAGAAATCAAAGGTTTTGGTATTCCTCAGAAATCCCACAGGGTTTAGCAATCTGGCCAATAATGCTGGTGAACGCATCAATGTAGATCAAGTGCGCATGGATCCAGAATTGCAAAAGAGACTGATTGATCAAGGCTATGCAAAATATGAGTAATGAGCATCATTGAAACAAATAGTACTGACTCACCAATCACATTGTCACAAATGCAAGCAAATCTCAGATTGCCCGATGGCATGGATGAAGATTTGATCAATCGTTTGATCCCTGCAGCAACTCACTATTGTGAATTGGTCACCAATATAGCAACCAGAAACAAAACGGTTGTTGCTACTTACATTGGTCCAAACACCTTATATGATCTCAAGTATAAGGCTGCCACGGTGACCACAGTAAAGATCAATAATGTAGTCACTACAAATTTTACCACTCACTTAACTGGTAATCCTGGGTTTGTAAAAATTGAAGATACTGTTGATGCTACTGATATTGTAGATATTACTTATTCTGTCACAGGTATCACGACACATGAGGCATTGAATGAATGTATCATTGCTTATGCATCGGCTTTGTACAATAACCCAGAAGGATTATCAGAAATGGATATGCGCAGAATAAATTTCAGACTTAGAACAATCTCACAATAATGAGTTTCAATGGTATTTTATATAGTAGGCTTCTTACTGAGAAGATCAACCCCGGCAGATTCGATAATGTCATTGAGGTGCACGCATTTACTACCACTAAAAACTCATTGGGTGAAGATGTGAGGTCTTACACCTTACTTGCTACACAAAGAGCCCTTGTAGGTAAGATCAGCGCATCACAGGAGACCACAGAGACACCCAATGTGAAGGCGTTGAATGATGTTGCTATTGTGATTACCTGGTACAACAGCGCATTGCTTGACACAAAGAATAAGATTGAGTGGCAAGGTAAGTTGTATGAGATTGATGATAGCGCTGAGGTATTCGGTAGGAAGCGATTTGTAAGACTTAAGATCATGCGCCCCATATAATGGCTAGAGTAAGAATACAGATCAATGATACCAGGTATAGGAAGGATATAGATAAGCTACTCAACCTATTTAAACCATCAGAAAGAAAGAAGATTCTGAGAACTGCAGCACGCCCATTAGTTAAGGCAATGCAAAAAACTACAGAGTTTGATGATTACACAGGTGAGGCACGCAAGCAAATAAAGAGCATGACCTTTGCTAAGTCTGAGAGTTACTTCGTTGGACCAAAGAAGGGAGACTTCATATCAAAGCGTAAGCGCAATGGTGAGTATAAGAAGTATCACCCATTCTACCTTTACTTCATTGAGTATGGCTTCACCAACATGAGAACAGGTAAGTACCATGCACCTATTAACTTCATACAGAAAGCTGTTGATTCAAGTAGACCAGAAGTATTATCAAAGATCACTGAGTTGGTAGAAGCCAAGCTCAAGCCCTATACCAAGTAATATATATTATTTAACCATCAGATAAATAATATCAAGGCATTCACACACCTATATGAATGCCTCTTATCATTAATATTTTCATACATATAATTTTTTCACTAGGGGGGCCTTTTCACATTTCAAATTAAGATCTCCCACGAC